AATTCAATTATTGCCGTAAATCAAAGGTAGGTGTCTCGCTACTTTAATGAGATTCTCATCTACAGGCCCTAATGGTATCGATGGGTCTATTGGACAATCTTTCGGAAGAACCCAAAGTTCTTTTACACTTCCTGCCTTGTTATCAATCTGCCAGAGCATTGTATTTAACATCATTGGCGGGCATGTATTGCTTGGGCGGAAAACGCCCCTCAACTGCGTCTTGTTCGCGTACCAGTCTGCCGTGTAAAGTAAGTAGTAAGGCTCGCGCCGATACTTGTTCTTCCTAACGGCCTTATCAAAGCCCTTCTGGAACTCGTCTAACATCGGCGGCAATAGTTCACCGATTTGTACTTTGCCTTTACTCATACCGCTATCTTTCTCTTGTTCCTTTTCATCCCTATAACTGGTTCTATATACTCACAGCTAACGCCGCAGGCCGGACATCTTGCGAAAACAAATTCCTTTCTTCTATCTCCACAAGCAGCGCATTTATAATACTTAATATAGTACTTCTTGGGCTGCTGTTCTCTCATTTTAAGTCGCCGCTCCCGATATTGGCTCATAGCCCCCGTTGCAAGTAGATGTTTCGCAAGTTACGCTATAATGACTTTTTGGATGAAGACAGAACCGCCAACCTATTCCATTAGGGTCTTTGCCGGGCGGACGAAACCAATACTTGCTCCAAAACCTACAAGTTTTACAGGTTTTTTCCTTCATAGAACTTTTTTGGCCTCATAGTAAGTATAGCCCTGTCTCATACAAACAATAGCTTTGTTCATTTTTGCACTACGAAAAATAAGTTCTTTACAAATAATTCGTTCTTAAATATGTTCTGCATCTTCAGGGCATAAAACAATTTAGCGGGCAATCCAAGAGACGCAAGAAGTCCCAAATTCAGCGTTTTCATAGTTACAATTCTAAAAACAGGCCCGAAAAGACCCTCGATGTCTTCGGGACTAAGGCTCTGATTGTGCCCGCTCGTATGAAATTCGTGGGTACATTGTGGGCAGACTATACGCTTGTCGGAAAGCCGTTCGTTGTTTATCGTTGTAAATATACCAAAAGCGCCCTTCCTCATCTTGCGGTAAAAAGTATTGATGGCCACAGACAAGTCCCTTCTGCGCAGATGCTCGATAACGTCAGTGCAGAAAAGCGTTCCGACCTCGTTGTCCTCCCAACTTCGTAAATCCTGGGCTGTATCTCTTGTAATTCGCTTGTTTTGCGGACATATATCCACGCCAAAGGCAAGATAACCCAGCTTGCCGAGCCTGTTCACAAGCGCCCCGCTGCCGGCGCCTACGTCAAGAACGGGAGACTTGATATACCTGCGGGCCATTCTTATAACAACGGGCGCTATTAAATCACCAGAGAACCGTTGAGAGTGGCACTGCATTATCTTCATTTGCTCTTTAGTCGGGTCAATCATCTTCTTGTCTTACTCTCCTTGCGCCCTGCCGTTTCAACCGCTATGACCCTATCGAGCAGACCCATTAAATTGTCAAAGCCGAACTGTTGTATTTCCTTGGCCGTCTTCACTCGGGCCAATGCTGCGTCTGCGTGATGTTCTTCGACATTCGCATCGCGCTCGGCGGCCCGTCCCAAATCGGCGGCAATTTTAGCCCCTCTCATCTGGTCGATAAGCTGCTTCTCCTGCTGCTGCTGGGCCATAGCCTGCTGCTGCTGCTTCTGAGCATTTAAGATGGCCTCCTTTATCTTCTTTGGGAACTGGACGGGGAGAGCATCAATTATAACTTCTTCGGGGATAGCAAAACCTAACTTCTTCAAATTCAACAACTCGGTGTAAAACATCTGCCCCTGAGTTTCAGTAAGGATACCTTCCCGCGGCGTACAGTCACACTTGGCAATATCATCGGCAAATAACTTTCTTTGATTGACCTCCATAGAAAGCATTCCCGCCGGCTGCTGATTGATTATCCTGAAAATCTTCTGCGGTGAGTAGTTTGCCGATATCATCTTGACCAGCTTGAATCCTAATTGCTTCTTTGAAAATCTCAAATTATCGAACAAATCCTGCAATGCTACCAGTCCAGCGCCTGTTCTTAAAGCCATAAGATAGCCGGACACCTGCTGTTTCAATTCATCAGTTCCGAACATAGAGTCGTTCACGCAGCCTATGTCGTTTATTAGGGATTGAAGGTCGTGGTTCAATTGAAATAGACCGGCTGGAATATCGCCCATCCTCCGCTCCTGCACTCGATTCTGAGCCAAAGCGCCTTCTGTCATCCAGAGACCTTTGCCCTGCCCTGAAGCGTGAATATCATCGTCATCTACAAACGCTCCTTCTTCGGCCATAAAGCCGGTCGATACCTGGCTGTCGATAATGTCGAGAATCTTTGATATGCGCCTATCTATCTCTTTTAGCGGGTCCCGGAGCGGCCTGACCTCGCCTTGTAACTTCCAGGCATAATCGTCAAATTCGGGATACCAAAAACCGGCCACTAAAACATGGGGGTAATCGTCAATCTTGTTGGGATCTGGACATTTATGAACACAGCGACCATTCACATACGCCGAAAACGTTACAGTTTCCTTCCAGTCGTCCCAAGACGAGAATTGAGGACCGTATTGCCTTATAAGCTCATCTAACTGCTCCTGCCCTGCCTGCCAGATAAGCTGCGAACCCGTCTGCCGATTGGCTACAATCTTGACCTTCCTCGTATTTCTCTCCCAAAATTCCGAATAATTACATCTCTTGCCCTCCTCTTTCCCCCGGCCCTTGAACGCCGAAAACGGTAGAACTTCATTGCCGCCCTCCAACTTTGCGTACTCCTTGATAACATTTTCCTTGCCCGGCAATAAACTCTTAACGTCCTCAGTCAGCATCCCCTCCTCGTGGATTATGATATAAGAACAATCCTTCAAGTCCCTGCGGGAGAAGTGCGGGTCGAGAAGGAACTTGTTATAAGGCTTCCTGCTAAGCTGTATATCGCCCGGCCGGTCAAAATAAGGCTCGATGAGGTTGGCCCCGGCCACTAAAGAACCGAACTCGAAGGCATCGCTAACTATCTCATGACCACTGTTGTTCTGCATCAAAGGCATGATAATGCCGGTCAGCTGGCTGGCTACCATATCATCCGAACCTTCGGTCGGACTGATTGTGAGGGACAGACGATTACGCCGCTCATAACCCGTTATCATTTTTATTATGCGGCGGATTATATTGAAGTTAAGCACCTCTCTGTCCTGCTGGCGAAAGTATGCCAAATCAGTTTCGGTCCAGGGGTTCTTGATGTAATATTTCCAATCCGTGTGGGCCTCAGACATCCAGGGAAACCATAAATCGTATGCGTCATTGAACGCCGTCTCAAATTCTTTTTCTTTGTCTTTATAATCAGGCATTCAGTCTCCGATGCTTCGCCCAAATTTCTTCTTTGAGTCGTTTCTTTAAGTCTCGCGGGATAAACCTTATATCCAAAAAGTAGAGGCAAAGCACCTGAATAAATACTTTAAGTGATGTACCTCTGCCTTTGTGCCGCACATTGCGGTTATAGTGATATGTCTGAAAAGCATATTCACACTTGTCCCTAAAATTGCGAAGCTTAATCTTCATTAGTGCGGTCTCCTGTGCTTCGCCCAAATCTCTCTTGACCTTTCAACGGTCATACGGCCCACCTTACATTTATGAACGGCCAGTGAAGCGTAACGTACCATATCGGCGCCGTGGTCGTATCCTTCGGCCTTTGAAGGAAAGCCTTTCGTGACCAAATTATCTTCCGTTGTCATCTGCTTATTTATGGCCTCGTGGTATCCTTCGAGGCACTCTAAAAGTCGGGCACATCTTGTCTTGTGAAAGCGGCACCGGTCGAGAAACTTAAACGTTCGCGCTATGCCCTCGTTAACTCGGCTTTCTCTTGGCAGGGGCGTTACGTTGTATTTGAAAGCCCTGAGTGTTTCGAGGGCGGATTGGCCTGTGATTATCCTCGTTGCGTTGCTGTCCATGTCGCACGGAGGGAATATCTCGGCGTATCTGTAACCGTACTCTTTTTTGTACTCATCAAGCAAGTCAACGTATTGCTCGACCCCTAATCCTGAATCCTCGTAGTAGTTTATGAAGTTTACGTTGGTCTCTATTACCTGAAAGAATCCTACCGCCGTAGTATAACCAAAATCTATCACGATATTGACCGGCCAGTTCGGATTGAATTCGAGAGTATCTGATATCCGGCCCTTCTTAGTGAGCTCATCGAGCTTCTTACTGTAATAAGCGCCGAGCGAACCCTTCTCCGATATACCACCCCGCACGCGGACCCGGTATTCGTCCGAATCAATACCGTGCGCCAGTCGTACTTCTCTTTCGAATGCTCGGCCGTAAACACCTGGGATAAGTTGCTTGCCGGATTTGAAGTTCGGGGTATCAGTAACGGATATCTGGATATGATTCCAGTTCGGGTCTTTTAGGGCTGCGGGAAACTCACCAAACTTACTGGTCGGATTGCCTATCGCTAAAATTCTTTTGAACGGAGCGCCGATGTATTTAATAGCCCTCCATATCTCCGGCATAATCGCAGCGGCTTCGTCAAGAACTATTAAGACATGCTCGTTGTGGATGCCTTGAAGTCTAGTGGCTTCTTGCGTGATAGTATCAGGCCGCGTAGAGATGCCCATTGCATACCAAATCACTCCGGTCTCAGGCTGCATATCGAGCATCATTGTAGTCAGTTTGCCGCCGAGAGGGACTCGGGCGTTGCTGTGGGCCGTCCTTATCTCGCGCCACATCAGGTTCTTGACCTGCTTGCCCGAAGGAGCCAATGTGATAACCGTCGCCGGAAAAAAACAGAGAAGAAAAGTCAACGATATCCGCGCGCCCCCGTAAGTCTTGGACACTCCATGCCCGGCGCCTACGGCCGTTTTCTCATTGTCCCGCACCGAATCGTTTACTTCGCGCATTTTGCACCACAAATTATCAGGCTCTACGTCTAAAGCATGGGTAAAAAACCAGTTAAAATCTTCGCGGCCTCTTTTACAAACTTTTAATACATTTCTTTTGTCAGCCTGAATCATCTTCCAAAGCTTCTTTAATTGCAGCAGCCAGAGATACCTGAGCCTTAACTTCTTTTACATCACTCCACCCTGCTCTATTCTTGAGCCAAATGAAGGCGGCTGCTGTGTCGGGCGGATAACGTTTGGTGTACTCTTGGGATATTATCTCTCCCTCATAACTCGCAAAGTGAGTATCTATGTGTTCATAGCCACAAGCCCTTTTATAAAGGCTTTCGGCTACATTAGCGTCAGCTACAACCTTTCCCTTTTTTAAGGACTGCAAAAACCCATCCTTTGACTTCTTCCAGTTGTTTATGGTCCTTTCTGCTACTCCAAAGAAATGAGCCATTTCCGCGTCTGTCGCGCCCAACAGGCACAATTTATATGCTTGTGTGTTAAGAGTTCCGCAATATTTCGTAGGTCTGCCGTTCGGTCTCGGCTCCTTCTTGGGCCGTTTCTTGGTTTTCTTCACCATAACCTACAAAACTACCACAAAGGGGTGAGAGGAGTCAAACAACCCGGAGTTGTAAAATATTTCCGCGCTCCTAAGTGTTGCCGAGCACACGGTTTAAGATTGCTAAATTCTTTTCGGATATGTAGTGAATAGAGTCCGAAGATTCTATCCTTGCGATGTTTTGTTGAGTTCCAAGAAAATGACACGCCTTCGCGAGTTGTCTTTGTGAGAGCCCCGCCTTGTCCCGTTCTCTTAGCAAATCTATACCCCTAAAGGTGTACCACTTTATTTTTTTTGTCTTTAACATAAAGTCCTTTCTCTATATTTCAGGAAATTTCACCTCCCGCTCATGACATCTATTTCCTCCACCTCATCATCGGTAAAAGCATCCATCGGCCCAGCCATGTAAGCCGTGCGCGATGAATGGTACTGTCCGTGCTCCGCCGATTCCGGGTCGAGTATGCGATTGCGATTAGCCCACTGCGTAACCGTCATGTCCGCCGGCAGCGGGATTCTCTGCTTCATTTCTTCATCTCTCTCATTTTCTTTACATAATCCTCCTTGCCCAACTCAACTCCTAAGATAGCATACTTCAATTCGGAGCAGTCGGAGCAATAAGAGCAGTCGGAGCATTCGGAGCAATCGAAGCAGTCGGAGCAATAAGAGCAACGGGAGCAACGGGAGCAGCGGGAGCAGTCGGAGCAATAAGAGCAACGGGAGCAACGGGAGCAGCGGGAGCAATCGGAGCAATCGGAGCAACGGGAGCAGCCGGAGCAATAAGAGCAACGGGAGCAATAAGAGCAACGGGAGCAATCGGAGCAATCGGAGCAAAAGGAGCAGCCGGAGCAGCCGGAGCAGTGGGAGCAATAAGAGCAACGGGAGCAACGGGAGCAGCCGGAGCAAT